TATTTTGTGGATGATTTTTTAAATCATAATTACCTTCAAAACATTGAGGACATATTAACATCTCATAACTGTTTAGTTTCATTACTCTCATATCATAAACAAATGAACATGAGTCACACATTGCTTTTGCTTTTGTACTTCTTCTAGACATTAAATATATCCTAATTTAGGTTTAAAATAAATGCTTGCTCTTTCTTTATCTTCTTCCATAGCTCTTTTTAATGTTTCTTCATAACTTGTTTTTAACATACTAATTCTATCCATAGGTATACCTGCTCTTTTTTGTGAAAGATAATAAGCTAATCCATATGTTAAACAAGGTAAAAATCTTTTTGGTATATCTGCATTTTGTTCTGCAGATTTATTTACATCTTCTAATTGTCTTATTGCTTCTATTGTTAATATCTCTGAACTATTATCAGGTATAGGATATAAAAATATTGTAGGTTTATCTACATTTCTTTTTATAGCATATTGTGTTGGTCTACCTGTTTGTGACTTATTAGGTAATACATTATATTCTTCAAATGATATTCTTGTTAGTTGTGTTTCTGTAGCTGATACACTTGCTTTAACTGTTACAATTAATGCATCATTTACTGAGTTTTCTAAATCATAAGATGTAACACTTGTTGCTACTGTTACTGCTGTAGTAAAAGTTGTCCATAATAATACACCTCTATTTTGCCAATCATTTAATAATAAATTTATAGACCTTCTAGCTGACTGTGGTGTATGACCAAGAGTTTGTTCACCACCAATCATTTCTGTAGCTTCTTGAATTACTTCATCTATATCTAGATTAAAATTATAAGTTCCTGAACTAGCCATATTTTTTATGCTTTTCCTTTAATTGTTTTTTAGCAGCTTTTGCTAATCTTGATTGTTCTGGTTTACCACCAAACTTTGCTCTTTGTTCTAATACAGTTAATATTTGTATCTTTCTAGCATATGGTTTATTTATTCTTTTAACTTTAGTTATTGTTTTCTTTGCATCTGCTACAGTAGCATACTTAATTCTAACTGTATCTTTAGGATTCTCGTCTGTATATAATCTACGACCAGAACCTTTAGGTTTTTTTCCTGTTCCTACTTTTGGGTCTTTTCTTTTTTTCATTATTTTTCACATAGTTTGCAACTATCTTAGCTTGATTTGCATGAAGCTTAGAAGCTTTTTTTAATTGTTTAGTTACTTTTTTTAATCTTCTTACCATTTTTTATTTATCCATTTATATGCTGCATAAACACTTAAACCAAGTATAATATAAAGTATTCCATCAAACCAGGATATATTATGTATTGTATTAATTAATTCAGGTGTTATGTTCATTTCTTTTTCTTTCTTTTAAATGTTCTTACATTTGTTGGTTTACCACCTACACCTTGAGCTTTCATTCTTTTTCTTTTTACTGCACTTGTTATTTGAGATTTACTCATTCTATTAGCAGTTGCTCTTGGTACACATTTAGGATATTTTCTTTTACTACCCTTAGTAGACTTTCTACCACAAGATTGAAACTTACCTTTTTTCTTAGGTGCTCCTATATCTACCCAATCTCCTTTAGGTCCTTTACCAAACCATGCTGTAAGTCCACCTTTAGGTTTAGCCATAGTTAACTCCTATACCTACCACCACGTTTCTTATAAGTACGTACTAACCAAGCATTAGCATAAGCACTTGGATAAACATCAAACTTTCTTTTAGCTTCTGCTTTTACTCTAGAATATAAAGCAGGATTAGAAGGCTTAGAACCACTTTTCTTTTTAGTTTTCTTTTTAGGTTTAATAGCCACTACTTACCTCTTCTAGCATTTCTACGTGCAGTCATACCTGCCATTAAAGCACCACCTTTAGACATATACTTAGTCTTTTTCATAGCTCCACCTTTAGACATATACTTAGTTTTTTTAGCCATGCCACCACCCATTCTTTTTAGTGCACCACCTTTAGCAGCATATTTAGTAGCTTTACCACCACCTTTTCTTTTTAAGGTTCCACCTTTTTTCATATATTTAGTTTTTTTCATGGTTCCACCTTTTTTCATGTATTTAGTTTTTTTCATTTTTTCCTCTTGCATAAAGATTATTAAAAGTAACATCAGGGTCTGTATAACTATCATGTATTTCTGCTGAATGAATATACTGACTTGGTGCAAAGTCTGGTGCACCTTCACCAGTAACCCATAAAGCAGGATTAGTTACTCTAACTCTATTATTAGGTAGTGCCACGATATTACCTGTCCATTTATCTGCATCTATAAGTTGCAGTACGTGACTTTGTTTATGTTGTGCAGGGTCATCACTAATGTAACTATCTGTATAATCAACTGTAAACATATATCTTCCTTTATAAAACTCACCACCTATTTTACACATCCAAGGACTTGAGCTTATTCTATCCATTACTATTATGGAATGTCCTCTTGAGGAGCAATCCCAAGGTTGTGCTAAATGTGTGTCCATTCTTTCTGGCATCTCTTCTAAAACTTCGTCTGCTACTAAACTTGTTATTGGTATTCTTGCCCACATTGCACCTCCATGTATATTTTCTTCTTCATCTATTCCAGTAAAGACTACTTGAAAACTTAAACATCTATCTGGTATTGTATTGACTGCTATCGCTAGTCCATGTAAATATTCACCATGATAATCTAAATGATTGTTTGTAAATTCTTTACGTACCCAACATTTAAAATGAGGAATATTACTTATTAAATATGACAGTTAGCACCTCCATCTACGTCTTGCTTGTCTTAATCTTGAGTTAGGATTCTTAGCTGCTTTAGGAAACTTTTTCATTTGTCCTGCAGACCTAGCACAAAAACTCTTTCTTCTTGCTGCTCTTTTACCTGTTGGTTTCTTTTCAGTAACAGCAGTTTGTAATTTACTTCCAGGATTTTGTCTTCTATATTTAGCTACACCTTTAGCTGTTAATCCTGCACCTGACTTGGTAGGTCTTTTATCACCTTTACCAATAGTCATGCCTTTCATGCCTTTACCTTTTATTTTTTTTCTAGGCATTATTTTTTTCTTGTAACTCCAAAACCTCTAAGTGCTACTCCACCACCTGCTCTTCTTTGAACTTTACCACCCATTTTTTTAAAACCCATATTAGCAACTACATCAGGTCTTTCTTGTTTTAATTTTTTTAAACCTATATTATCAGTAGGTATAGGTTTTAATTTACCACCTGCTTTTTTAATTTGAAAACCTAAAGCTTCTAACTCTTTATCACTTAAATCTATTCCACCTTTTCTACTACCAGTATAACCTAATTCTCTCATAGTTTCTGATACAGGATAACCTGTTTTACCTATATCTTTACTTTCACCTTTTTTAGTTACACCTTGTAGTCCTTGCATAACTCTTCTTCTAAAAGATGCTTTAGATTGTTCTTTTCTTTTAAGAGGAATTGTTTGAGACTTTGAAGTTCTATCTTTAGTAGAAGGTAATTTTGTACCTGTATCTTTAGCTGTATCTTTTATAGATTCTGTTTTTAATTTATTAATTAAAGCTTTTCTTTTTTTAAAAGCTGCATCACTTTCACCAGGAAGTTTTTTAATTTTACTAGGGTCTTGTTTCTTAGTAATTTTTTTAACTACTTCTTTTTTAGTTTTAGGTCTACCTCTTTTAGATTTACGACCACGTTTTATTACAGCTTTTAATATTTCTTTTTTAGCCATTAGTTATTCTCCTTGAGTTTTATATTCTCTAGGCTCTTCTTTAACTTGAGCTTCGATTGGTCCTCGTACTCCAGGTCCTTTTCTTGCTGCACCATAGCCTTGACCAGTAGGTTTAGCATTTACTGTATCTCCAGTTGATTGATTAATAGTTCTTGCATTAGCTCCTACTATTAATGTTGATGTTTTTATTTGCATTATTTTCTCCCTTTATATCGAGCAGCACCATAACCTCTAGGTTTAATTAGTCCTCCTCTTTTACGTTTAATTAATCCACCTTTTTTTCTATCAAATTGTGATTGTAATTCTTTTAATTCTTTTATTTTATTTTCTCTAGCTTTACCCATTAAAGGTTTCATATCAAATGATGAATCAGTTCTTAAGTTTTTAAATTTATCTTTTTTAGTTCCTACCTTTA